ACGGAATGTGCTTGTGATTGTGTACTTGTTTTCAAGTTCTGGATGGTCAGCAATAAGTTTCTTGCTGTCAAATCGTTTTGTTGTTTGTGCTTTAAAAGATAGGACTCGATGCCCTGCGACAGTGCCAAACTCTTTATCAAGAAGAGTGTTAGCCAGTGCGTCTTTGATTTCTTTTTCTTGATCTTCCAAATCTTTGATGGCGTGCTTGATGGCTTGCCATTCTTCAATGAGCGCAATGCCGTTGCTATCTAGTTCAACTTCACCTGCTGCATCTGGGTGCAACAAACCAACTTGTGGCGCAGTCAATGGGTCATCGGTTGGCAAGCGTTCTGCATCAATGGCTTCACAAAACATTTCCACTTGAGCAACCATGCTTTCAATCAATTCTTCTGATCGATAGACAGTTTCAAACCCAAGACGCATGCTCTTATCTAAGATCACAAAAACTACTTCTGTTGCGCCAGTGCAAAACATTTGGGCTTGTGCTTGCCACATCCACGATGCAGGCAAAGAATTGCCAAGCATATAAGTGTTGTTTGTTTTTGCTTCAACCAGTCGATCAGGATTGGTTTTGCTGCGTGCATCCAGCGTTGCAATGATGCGCCCGTGCAAGTACATAACCTTTGGCACTAGCAATGGCTCGTTGAGTTTCTTTTCTGCATGTGCAATAAGCGCAGGCTCAAGAACATTGCCTCTTTCCATTGCATCGTTGGTGTCTGTTACTTCTGGTGGCAACAGTTTCCTGATAGCAAGATCAGTAATAGTTTCATATGGGCTTTGCCCCATGATCACTGCTACTTCAGATGCGCCAACAACACAACGCTTGTTGCTGTCTCGATGTCGCACGGCTTGCCATTTGAGGCTGCCGTGCTTGGGCTTGGTTATCTCTGTTTTATTCATGCTGATAATATACAGCATGGGTGTGGCAGAGTTTGGCTTTGTTACCAGATTTCTTTATTTAAGGTGGCAGCGCAGGGCAGGGCAGCGAACACCACCCCACGCCACCATGATTACAGGTCACCTCTGGCATGGTCGCCAATGTGCCCATCGATCTTGGTTTCAATGCGCTTCATGCCCTGAACAACAGCAGCGTGATCAGTCTTGTTTTCTTTGCGCAAAACTTGGATGAGTGAAGCAAGCACAATGCCAACCGTACTGATCACAGCAACTATGATGCCTTCACTCATCAGCCAAAGATTTTTTTGAAGGCTGCGTGGACAGCGTTTACATCATCAGCCATTTGTGGCGAGATTTCGACATGCACCCAATTAGCACCCTTTGAACCAATCGTGTTCTTGTCGTACACTCGCCAAGCATCACGATCACAACGGTAGCCAGCACCCCAGCCAAGAGGGTTCACTTTGTAACTGCCTGCGTAATCGTGTATCTCTTCAATACCTAAAGCATCACGATGCTCAAACAAGAAGGTGATTAACTTGATGCGTTGCTCTGCAGTGCCTTGAAGATCAGTTGCACGCCATGTTGCATGCACAGATTTCTTTGCTGGTGTTGTGCCAACCATGTTGCGATCATTAAAGATGCCAATGCACTTAACGCCAAATAGGAAGCAGCAGTAATCAACAAATGCTTTAGTGCCTTCACGCTTTGCTGCGTGCACTGCGTCTTTGTTTCCTGTGTATGGTCTAACGCTCATATCAATCAACTTTCTTTGTTGTGCCGAACGCTTCATTGAGTTCTGCTTTTGAAATCCTGCCATCGTCTGCATACGCTCTAGCCAGTTTCTCAACGACCTGTGCAACAGCAACGATGCCTGCCAAAACTGCGCTCTTCCAAACAGGGATGCCACCAAGTACAGATGCACCACCAATGATCGACATGGATGAATAAGCAAAGACTGCAGAGACTCTAAGCACAATCGTTTTCATTAGTCATCCTTGCCCATCTTTGCGACCAGACCTACAAGGTTGATTGTTAAGCCGATACCTGCAATGATCATTCCTAGTTTGCGTGTGCTACCTGTGAGCGTGATTAGAACTAAGCCTGTGCCTGCGAGTGTCCACGCCAAAGCAGTTATATCTTCAAGAAGGCGTTTCATTGTTCCATTCTTGCAAACGATGTATCACGCCAACATTGAGAAATGAAAGAACCGTTGAAGTAAAACTCCAACGGTTCTTTGTTTAACACTGAAGATAATTTTTAATCAATAGGTTTGATACCTGTGCCGTTGCAGGCGTAGCAAGTAAAGCCAGTTGCAGCCCAGTTGTCTGCCTGACCAGCACCACCACAACGCAAGCACTTGCCATCAGCCTTGAGTGCTTCACGCTTAACCTTCTTTTCTTTTGCTCGTGCACGATCACTGACATCAAACAGAACTTTCTCAACTTCACGATAAGACATTTCGTTCAAGTCGGTAGTGCGACCTTTTGAAGCCTTAAGCAAAATCTTTTGGTAGGTGGCTGGTTTGAGGTTTGCATCTGCAAGCCAACTTGGAATGATAATCGTGATCCATTGTTGGCGAGTTTCTTCATTTGCTTTGTTGATGCGTGCTGAACGCTCTTCCCAAGTTTCATTGTCGTAGTTCATCTCACTCACCTGCCTTTGCAAATCGATCTGTTGAGATGATCGTTACAGGTGCTTCAGTGCCAAGGTCTGCAGCAGGCACAATCCCTGCCCTTGGTGAAAAGCCACCCCACATTGCAACTTCAGCACGAACACGCACGATGCCTTCTACATATCCACGCTTTGCTTGTGTCTCACGCTTCTTAGAGTGCATTGGAACAAAGATGCCTGTGCTGCGACCATTGGCATCGAGCACTAACCATGAGTAGCCATACTTACTTTCAACCCTCTTGGCTGGAGTCCAGTTGCCTTCCAGATCAAACAGCACGGTTGTTTCAACGCAACCATCTGAGTTTGCAAACTCAATTTTGAGTTCTTCAAAGCGTGCAAATGTGCGCTCTTGTTGGCATTGGCTGATTGTCTTGTTTGAGTCTTGGTATGTGTTGTTTTCCATGTATTCATTATAGGCAGAACTAATAAGGATAATGCAAGCATTGCCACCTGCTCTACAAAATAGGTCATCTAGCAGGGCTTTTAGGCAGGCTAGATACTGCGTCTGCGCACAGCAGGCGCAGCAGCCACAGCAGCAGCAATCAGCACTCTGCGAGTCTTGACAGGCACGCTAGAACCAATCGGCACATAAGTATCAACTTGCCCACCAAAGACATCAACAGACTCTTCAAACGCTGCACGCACTTCATCAGATGCTTCTTGCACTGCAGCAACAATGGCTGCTGCTTCTTCTGGTGTTACTTCTGAGATGTCCAATGCTTCAAAGATTTCTGTTGCTGCTTCAGCATCGAGTGTTGCAATGATCTCTGAGTTGGTTGCAAGTTCTGTTGCTTGGTCTGAAGTGATATCGGTTTCTAAAAGTTGGTTTATTACTTCTGTTATTTGTTCTGATGTCAGGTCACCAGTGATCAACTCATCTAACACTGATGAAAACTCTTCATCACTCAATGTCTCACCAACAGAGTTATCAAGTATCTCTGTTGCTGGGATTGTTGGTGCAGGACTCGCAGGCACATCGGTTGTTGATGTGGTTGATGATGTCGTTGGCAGCGTTGTTCCAAGCGTGGGCAATGGCACGCTGGTAAGCGTTGGCGTGTTCGTCGTCGTCGTAGTAACTATTTGTGGGGGAGATGTCATCACCTCTGTTGTTGCAGGGACAATCGTTTCGAGCGCAATAGTAGTAGTCGTCGTCGTTATAACTATGGATGTTGTTGGCAGTTCCCATGTTGTGCTTGACTGAGGTAATGAAGTTGATGATGAAGTTTCTGGCGTGGTACTTGGTATTACTAGCACTGGCTGTGTTGTTGTGGCTTCCTGCACAATTGATGTTGTGGTTGGCTCAGGCTGCGTTGTGGTTGTTGTGGCAACTTCCGTTGTCGTCGTTGTTGTGGTGGTGGGACTGGTTGTGGTCGTTGATAACGCAACAGAGGTGGTAGGCGTTTGTTGCCCTGTAAAAGATAACTCATAACTGATGTTCCACACCACACCATCACGCCAAACATCAGGCTGATTACAACAAGTGCCAGCCCTTAATCGATAAGAGCCTGCAGGCAACTCAAGTTCAATGCGTGACTGCAGACCTAAGGTGTCATCGTTCTCTGTGATGAGTTGTCCTGTGGTGGCGTTGTAAAGCCAGAGTTGAGGGTCACTGTCCAAACCTGCAGTTTGAAAGGTGAGCGCCAGAAACTGTGTTGGCTCTGTGTACTCAAACCAGAAATCTGTTGGTTGAGTAATTATTGGGTTTGCTTCTGCATGCGCTGTCGTGAACAACGCAAGAAAGGCAACAGGTGTAAAGATCAGCCAACGAGATTTGATGGTGCAGCATCCCCTTGTGAGGTCGCTGCATTTAACTTGTTGATAAGTGTGCGTGCAATTGCTAGTTGCAGGTTTGCTTGCTTGAGTTGATTGAGCAACTCTTCAATAACTTCATTGGCATCTACTTGTGTTTCGTTCATGCTGCTTCCAGTTCTGCTAGTCGTGTTCGTATGTCTTGCACGCTTAATGTTAATAAACTCAACCAACTGTTTTGATTGATGCCAGTGGGTTCAGTAGCCACGATGTTACCTTCCTCGTCACAGTCCATACCTCTGATAGAAAGAAATGGCGAAACCTCATCCATGTCCTCTGCCATCGGTCCGATCTCTGGAAAGCCTGTTGCGCCTTTTCTATTCCACAAACTGATGTCAATATCGTCAATCATGCTTGGAGTAACAATGCCGTTTAGCGGTTGGATATTTTCTTTGTCGTTGCGTGTTGATGTATTTCTAACCAAAATATAAAGACCAAAAACACTAAGCCATTGCGCAGCGTTGCCCGAACTTGTGGTTGGGCTTTGGGCAATGAAGTTTGCACCTGCTGTGAAAATACGGATGTTGCTTCTTCCGTAGTATTCGCCATCAACATTTGTGATGTAGGCAGCGGTGTTACCGTTAGCAGGGTTGATGAAAGAGGTGGTTGTGCTTGCACCAATGTTGAAGTTTGATGATGCGCTATAAATACCTGATGACGAATAAAATTCGCCAAGTTCAACGCCGTAACTTGTGTATGCCTGCGGTGTAACTATCAACCTGAATTGGTTTGATGAAAGCACAGCAGAGTTAGTGTTACCTACCCTCAAATCAGTTTGTGCATGAATACGACCTGAAGAAGTCAATGCAGTCAAAGTGCCAACAGAAGTTATTGTTGTTGCTGCTGCTGGTAGGCGTGCGTTAGCAAGAGTACCGCTAGAAATGTTTGATGCGTTCAATGATGTTAAGTTTGCCCCTGATACCGCACCAAAAGAACCCGACCAAGTACCGCTTGTGATAGTGCCAACGCTAGTAAGAGATGAAGCAACAATGCTAGAAGGCAAGGTTGTGCCAGTGAGCAACGATGCTGGAATAGCACCAACAGTCAAAGTGCCAACACCTGTGATGCCTGTGTAACTTCCGCTGATGCGTGCAGTCGGGACAGTACCGCTGGCTAGATTGCTCGCGTTCAATGCTGTGAGGTTTGCGCCATTGCCTGAGAAACCTGTTGCGCTTGTTATCAAGCCTGCAGCAGTTATCGAACCTGTTGCAACAATGTTGCTAAAATCGTAGCCATTGTTTAACACAGCATCAAAAGCATTGTTGATTGATCTTGAGTTGATAGGCGTGCTAACACCAAAGGCTGTGTTGGAAGTCATGCAGTCAGCCAAACCATGAGAATGATTGCGAGCGCAGCGATAGCAGCAAGAGTTTTCATTACGCTGGTCCGATATCCTCTACCAGAAGAAATGCGTAACGAGTTGCTGATCTTGAAGCAGTGATCGTGCCTGAGTCTGATGACAAGGTTGCAACAAAGTTTGTTGTGCCTGCAGTCAATGTCGTCACAGCACTCATATGAACAAAGCCACCACCCGTTGAGAGTACGGCAAAGCCTTGCAGTTGTTGAACAGCGCCAGCAAGGTTTGTCAATCTGATACGAGCGTTACCGCCAGTTGAAGAGCCAGCACTCATCCCTGCTTCGAAGTAAGTGATCTTGTAATAACGATTAGCAACAGCAGTGAATGATGAGCCTGTGATCTGTACTTCTTCTGCTGTGATTGTTGTATCTGATGTAGTGGCAGTATTGAACGCCATTACACCTCTAGGAAAATTATTAAGTTGTGTGTTGGTTAGAACTGCGCCAGCAGAAAAATCGGTGTTAGGTGAAATCGCCATGATGAGTCCTTTGTTATGTGTAAACCAATGTGATTAGACCTGAAAAATCTCTCATGCCTAATAAGAACGCAGGTTGGTTGTTGTGTGATGAACCGCCTATGCCTTGGATTGAACCATCTGCGAAACCTGCAAGGGTTGTTGCATCAAGGGTAACTGTTGCTGTCACACTGTCTGTGTTCATTGCACCTGTGGACATTCCAGAACCAATGAAAGTTGCTGCACCTGAAGCACTACCTAAGTTGTGTCCCTTCAATGTCCATGTGCCTGAGTTGCCTCTGTTCGGGTCTGCTAATGCTGCACGCTTTACAAAGATCGTGCCACTGTTTGCCTGCCATGTTAAGCACTTATCATAAATTGTGTTTGTGCCGTAGAACCAGCAACCATATGCCCGAGATGTTGTTGAATAACCAACGATGCCTTCAACGCTTGTGCCAAGCCATGCAGTGTTTGCAAGGTTTCGAGAGTCTGCAGCATTGTTGGCGAAATAATAAGTGCCTAGTGGTTTCGTATATGTAAAGGCTGAGTATTGCCCGTTCTGATCACCATTGGTTGTATTGCCAACATTATCAGTAGCACTAATCCAATAGTAAACTTGGAAAACATTTCCTGTTGGCGTGTTTCGAACACCATTGGGAACACTGAAGGTATGCGAACTTGCGCCACCTGTGCCAATGCCAACGCTTTGATAATTATTTGTGTAAGTGTTAGTGGTGACATTGTAAATGCCTTGATACAAAGTTGCGGATGCAACGCCAGAGTCAGCATCAGTAACGGCAGTCCATGAAACAACATCACTTGAACCGCCAAAAGAAACTGTTGGTTTTGGTACTACTGGTGCTGTGGTGTCGTACTGCCAGACCTGAACAAACTGTGTGCCGTTATGCACCCAAACAGTTTTAGCGCGCTGCATACCAGCACCATTATGAACATAAGGTGCTTGTGAAGCAGAGACAGGTTGAAAGCCTGCGCCGTTATGTACCCATATTCCTGCCATCAGTATTGAAACCAGATATCTCCAACAACGCCAGCCTGCCCAGAGCCACTCGTTGTTGAGATAGTAATTTTAGAGTTGGCTGCACTTGCATTATTATAAACGCCAGTAAGTTTTGTGTAAGCAATGGCAGCAGCAGAGTTGATGTCAGCATTAACGATTGTGTCATTTGCAATGTTGCTTGAAGTGACTGTGCCTGCAGCAATATCAGTTCCCGTGATCGTTGCATCAAGAATGTTGCTCGATGTGATCGTGCCTGTGGCTATGTCTGTGCCAGTAATCGTGGCATCAGTGATCATTGCTGATGTTATTAAA